TCAGTTCGTCGATCATCACAAGGTCAGACATTTCAATCGCTTGACCAATCGTTGTGACATCCGGCCCATCATCAAACGTCCACTGTCCGGTATTGAAGTTGAACACCCAGACCTTATGAATGAGATGTTCGTCAGCGTCTACTGCCAGGCCCAGATGGTACTCATTCTCAGCTGGATCATATGATCCCTCAGCCCACTTGAAGTTCTGCAGGTCAACGAAAAGCTGATCTCGAATTACATCACTGATCTTCTGGGGAGGCTGGCCGGGCTGGTAAAACCATACTGCCCTCGACCGATAGTCTGCCCACACGACAGCATCCTGTACCTTCGTTGCACTATACGGCAAATCACATCCGACTCCTACGCTGAGTGCTTCGAACCTAAACGGAGCAATCGCGATTGGATTTCGTGACGCTAGCCAAAGTGACCGCTCACGAAGAATGAGCATCGTGTTGCGCATCGAGAACAGTCCAGTGATGTCATCCCCTGTGTCCGCCGGTGACGAGATTAGATTCTCCTCCCCCGCGCTCTCATGCTCGAGTGGGTCCCAGATAAATGGGTCAGCGTTCCTACTCCACTGAATTCGTGACGGTCCGAGTTCTGCGCCAGAAATATTCGCTGCAACTATCCTGTCTGCAAATGAGGTCACGAACTTCGCACGAGGCGCCTGTTCGATCTCGTCATATGTCTGCTTGTTCAGATCAACACTTATGAGCTTTGTGTGTGCTGTCGCTATAATCAGATACCCAAGCATCTGCGTTGTTCGGAGATGTGATGTTCCAGTCAACGGCGAACCAACCGTCGCGAACTGTATCCACTGATCGAGTGACCGTGTCCCATAGATATCTTCGTCAGTGACTCGAAGTAGCCACTGTCTATCTTGGGGAAGATAAACTGTAAGGACTGCGTGTATAGGATTGTCGTCAGGCTTCCCCATGTAAGTGCTAGTGCCGGGCCGACGTCCTACCCACCAATCTCGCACTCGTGCGTTTCTAACGACAAGCCCACTCCCGACAGGACGTAAGGATCTCGGAAGGGCTGTCACCATTCCAGTAAGCTGTTGAGCCTCAATCGTTCCCGTAGGTGGGAGTTCCTGAAGCTGAGCAGGACGTTCGTCTCGGTTCGTTGTGAAGCCTAGCGGTGAAGCTGCCGATCTAGTCATTAGGCAAGCCTATGAATTGTAAAGACCGTAGAGTCGCTTCCATATACATTTCGAGGTGGTGCGCTATTGTTCGCAACGAGAATCTCGACGTAGTCACCAGCAGACAAAGGAAGAATCTTATTGAGAGACAGACAATTTCGATGGTCTGCACTAACATTACGCACTTGACCTACATACGGTAAGCCTCCATTGGAGGAGAAGGCTAGAGTGGCATCAAAATCGTTCTCAATTTCGAGATCGCATTGGATGTAGTAATCTCCTAATGCTGGAGCGGTGAACCTCGTTGGACTGGTTCCATTATAAAACTCACCTCGATTGTGTTGAACAGACCACCCAGTGAGTTCTCTAAAGGTTCCTCCTCCAAGAATAGATTGATTGGAGGAAAGAACAGCTGAACAATCTAATGTTTGTGAAGGTGTCTCATCGTCACCTTCTTCAACAATACCTCCAGTAGCTACCCACGCCAAAGATGCGTTTCCAATATAGAGGACCGCTGTATCGTAAGCGAAATACATCTGTCCTGCATAGTCAGGAGCGGCTGGACGAGCTGCTAATGTGTCTGTCTGGATCGTAAGAAGTTTCGGATCAAGTACGTCCGAATCAAAGTCAGGCATGACCTGCTCGAGACGCTCTCGCATCGAGGTCTTTACTTTCTGAATCTCGGTGTCAATGTCAGCCGCAGGAGTGGTCGCTCCGACTGGCACACCCTCATCCCAGGATACACTGTAAGCCATTTTCTACTCCAGTTCAGCTAACATTCAACAACGATTCCAGCTTGACAATCACTGTCAGGAATATGTATTCCACCTTCACACTCGCATATTCCTTCTCCCTCGCCAGGAGGAAGAACGATAGGAGGCTCTTCTTCAATACAGGTGAGGTCTGCTGTTCCGTTCTCGTCAAAGCAGTAGATGTCCCCTCCGTTTACATAATCGGCTGGCTTGAAGGTTGTAAACAGCTCTGGTGCCTGTCCACTGTCAGGATAGATCCAGACCTCAATGCCTTCCCACGCGAAGTTATGATCAGCAAACGAGATCGTGATCTCACTCGCCCCACCGGGGAAAGTCGGAGTCTGATTGATAACTCCGATCTCTGGATGAATCATCTTAAACATCCAGCTTCCTTCTGAGAAGCCAGCGACTGCATCTGGTCCTCTCGGGTCAGGCGGAATGTGAATGATTGTAATGTAGTTAGTCTCACAAACTACAAGCCCGTGATAATAGACATAAGAATCATGAGCCGTCGAACCGAAACCACTCCCACACTGAATTGAGTTGAACCCGATTTTTCCTTGTAGATCGTCGTATGCTGTAAGCTCTGGGGGACAGGTCCAACCATCAGTGCCGACGCTCCATCCGCCCGGCTGTCCTTGTGTGAAGTACGATTCCTCTGGTGTAATGTGGTGCTTTATGTACCAGAAGTTCCACAAGAGATTGACTAGCTGTGACTGTGTAACATAGGCTCCGTTAACGTAGTACCAAATGAAGACCCAAGTTGTAAAGAATCCACACTGATGAGTGTGATACATATTGATCACGTCATCAGGATCAGCCTGAGTCTTGTGGTCGAACCCTCCCCAGGCCCAGTCGTATGGAAATCCATCCGGGTAGCCCGGTACTGGAGTAGGACTGACTGCCCGTGCTCCTTGACGCACACTAAACCACGGATAGTCACGTCCAAGCTCATCTAGCACATAAGGATCAGGGAACTCGTCATTCTGAATCCGCATCACGATATGTGAGTCGGACACGTCGTGTCGAATTCTTAGCGCCTGTGTTCCATAAACAGACTCATACCAGTCACTCCAAACTCCACTGACAACTTCACTTGTAGCATCGACAATCTGCCAACCTTCACCAGAGTTGCCTTCCTCAATAACTGTATAGCGCCCCGCGAGGGGGGACGTAAAGTCATCAAGGTAAAGGACTCCACTCCGGGTCTTACAGAACGTCCCATCTCCTGAGAGTTCTAGGCAAGCCATCAGTCATATGCTCCTTCAGGTGCTTCATGCTGAACAATCAGCCTAGCATACCTGCTTGGACTCTCCTCTTTAGACTGAACACTCACAGCAGTTCGGATCTTGTTGGTCTGAATGTTATACATCCCTCCGGCTAGGTTGTAGTCCTGACCGTAATACTGGTGACCTCGAGCGATGGCGCCCTCAATAACGATTTCATTCCACTCCCTCGGGAAATTCAGATCGTCAACTGTACCATCGACTAAACTCTTAAGCGTCTTGAGGAAGTAGAGCCTCACTATGTAGAGCTTGTCGGGCGTGGGATGGAAAATGATCGTCTCATCCATCCTGACCCAGCGAGTTGGAACCGCGTAGTGATCCGTACTCTCAAGATTTTTGACAATCGAATCCCAATGCTGCTGAGTCATTCTGCTAACTTCGGAGATCGCGTCTGTATCAGGATTAATGATACTGATCGACTTGATCGCCTCGAGGTCGAGAAGGTTTGGCCCTGATATGTTGTTGCCTGGCACGAGGTACATATTTTCCCCAATTGTGCAGGGAAACTCGATCCGGCACTCCTTCTCTTTGAACGGGAACCGACTCTCGAGGTGCCAGTAACTCATGTTGAGCAACTGATCTACCTTCGTGTTGTCCAGTTCGTTCGGGCTGATCCCACCAAGACCTGCTCTGACGAGTTCACGCATCTCGTCAATGTTCAGTCCCCGGTAGACCTCCTCTTGTGGTTTAGGCAGCATGAATGACTCCCTTTGTCCAGTCTAAGTAGCGATATTCATCACCATCAACTCGCCAGTTCTGAGCTACCTTATAGCCCTCTGCCGAGCCGTCGTCATTCGAGTTTCCTTCTACTGTTTGAAACTTTCTCTGTTCCAGTAAAAGTGTGTCCATGAATCCAATGTGAGCAAATCGACTCTTTGGTGGTCCAAACCACTTTACGAACAAACATCCTGGGTAGGTAAGTTCCCAATCGACTACCCAGTCTTGCTCTATCGCGTAGTCGTAGTAGCTCTGAACGTAGCCTTGCCACTGGACATTCTCTAGAGGACTCCTCACATTGTGTACGGCGCACGTGATTTCAAGGATGCCGTTTGCGAACGCAGCACACCATGCATCACCCGGCCCGATCTCTCCGCGCTGCTGAAACCACTCGACTGCTGGCCCGCGGTTTGATCCAATTTCTTCAATCCCGATAAAGTCCCGTGCATACGAGAGCGCGGTCAACGCTATCGGGAGCTTCTGTCTCCAGGTCACCAAAGAGCCTCAATGTTGACCGTAACGAGTTTGACCGGTACAGCACCGATCCGGTCGAGGATTATTCCTCGCGCCTGCTCTCCACTGATAATGACTTCCCTATCGCGTAGGGGAAATCTGCTGGGAGGGCCGCCGTTCGCCAGAACTTCTACCAAGACCTCGCCCCGGTAGTCATCCCGAGAATCGACGCGCCACTCCCGAGCGTCATTGATCGAAACCCACGGACCCTCATGAGGTTGTGGGAGCGCCCCGATTAATAGCGCCTTTCGTTTCATCCTACTAACTCCTTAACTCGATGGGAGCCTTTCAGCTCCAGTGTACCCGCGGGGATCAGGACGCGAGACGAAAATGAGCAGCAGATCGCCAGTTGTCGCTGTCCCGCCAGTGTTGTTGATCGTGTCCGCAGCGCTGATCGTAAACTCCGCAGTCACGTCGGTCGAATCCGTCAGGTTAAGGACATACTTAAGTCTGTCCGTAAGCAAGACGCCAGTTGCCGTTAGGTCACCGGCACTCCCTCCCGCGACCGGGATAGGGATTAGGTTCAGATCCTCGAAATGCGTAGTCATTTTTGGTTCCTTTCCGGTTAGGGTGCGGAACCAATCCAACCACGCCAGTCATAGAAGTACACGTTGATCCTCTGACGCGCCCAATACTTCGCCGCAAGCGTGTCAAAGTCCATCGTGTCATCAAACTGTGGCCGGACCCGGAACAGGAAGTGAGCGTCACTAAGGCTCTTGTCAATCAGATACCAATCTGATCCCTGAGTCTTATAGTGACTCACAACCGTCGTGAGCTGACCCTTACGCGACGTAATCGCGTTGATCTGATTCTCAGCCGTGAACGGCTCAAGCGAGGTCTTGTTGATCTGTTCTGCGACCCACGCATCTGAGATGTTGACAACCAACGTATCCGGCATCACCGGAATCGGGTCACCAGTCTCGTCAACGGTGGACTCAGCTAGATCATACGCTGCCTGAAGCCCAGTGATACCAAGCTGGACATCCGTGGCGAGCCGGTTTGACCCGGTGCCTCCGCTGTTCAACAGGGTATGGTCTGTGGCACAGAGAGCTTCGCCGTTCAGTCCCGTGAAGAACGTCCCGACGGTAGCATCATCAAGCAGCGCCGCGGCCTGATATTCCTGCGTGAGACGAGTTGAACGACCAAGCCACTTGGCGTTCTGATTCGCCTTTCCATACTGATCATCCTCGACAAGGCGCTTGCTGATCTGGAACCCCAGAGCAAACTCCGTATCGACGAAGATCACTCGATCACCCATCACGGGGTCGAGGTACGTCACAGGCTCCGCCTCACCACGGGTCGGCATCCGAGGCAGCCCAGCGATCTGGGTAGCCTCAACTTCCGCTCGATCCTGTGATCCGGTCTGAAGGTACTGACTGTACTCCTCAGGAAACGAATCGTAAGAATCTCGAAAGTCTTTTCGCAGGCCCGGGCGGAGAATGTGGTTAAACGCTCCGCGAACAAGCATCGAAACTAACTCCCTTCATGTGTTGATATCGCACTGTGCGAAATCAGGTTATACGCCTTCCTGACAGACGCTGTCGAGAATCTTGAACCAAACAATGTCAAGATCATCGTCGATCCGAGTGATCTCAACAATGAGGCTCGTCGTCTCGGAAGTGTCCACGGCCCACTCACCCGCGGTGTTGATAATGATGCCGTACTGCTCCCCGATAATGAGCGAACTCAAATCGGTCAACACAACATCAGGATCTGATCCACCGTTGACACACTGACCAACGAACTCTTGTCCTTTGGCCTTCGCCACGATGCACTTCCCTGCTGGGTCGTCACTAACCCCCGCGACAACATCGTGCAGCATGATGCCGAGAAGATCAATGACAGCCGTAGCTCCCGCAAAGATGATAATACCGTCGTTCGTGGTATCATACGTTACTGGAGCACCACGGAGTGCTGTGACAGTGCTGTACGGGTCATAGCCCTGGACCTCGGGGACTTCCGACTGCCCAAA